GCAGTTTGACGATGTACTTGGGATTCAGTTGCTTCGCAATAGGTTCGCATTACTTGCGATGGAAGCAGCAGAGAAATCTGTTCAAGCACCAATCGTCGTGCCACAAGATGTTGCAGAAATGCAAATCGGTGGCGATGCAATCATCCGCACCCAGAACCCAGCCGGTGTTCGTCGTGTAGAGCTTCCTATTCCAGCCGGTGCTTTTACAGAGCAACAGCTATTACAACAGGAACTCCGTACCGGAACTCGATATCCAGAGTCCCGAACCGGAAACATTGACGCGTCCATTGTTACTGGTCAGGGTGTTCAAGCCCTTATGGGTGGCTTTGATACACAGGTAAAGTCTGCTCAAGCTATCTTTGCTTCTGCACTCAAAGATGTTATCTCTATCTGCTTTGAGATAGATGAGAAGTATTTCAATTTTGAGAAGTCTATTATCGGCATTGATGCCGGTGCGCCTTACAACATTGACTATCTGCCATCCCGCGATATCAAGGGTGACTATTCAGCAGATGTTCGATATGGAATGTTGGCTGGTCTCAATCCAGCGCAAGGACTTATCTTTATGCTTCAGGCTCTAGGAGCTGGGCTTATCTCAACCGACTTGGCTATGCGAGAGTTGCCGTTTGAGGTCAATGTAACCCAAGAGCAAGAGAAGATTGAAGTAGAACAGCTACGCAAATCGCTGCTTACTTCTCTTCAATCCTATGCCACCGCTATCCCGCAGATGGCTGCATCAGGTGGAGATGTTGCAAGTATTGTCAAAAAGATTTCAGATGTTATAAAGCTTCGACAAAAGGGACGCTCTATCGAAGACGCTGTAGAAGAAATCTTCGCTCCAGAAGAATTACCTGCTGTCGATGCAACTATGGTTGAGCAACCGTCCCCGGCTCCCGCTGGTGCATTGGCAGCAGGCTCTCAACCACCGGTAGGACTACAGAGTTTATTGGCTAGCCTCAATGCTAGTGGAGAGGCAAGCGCTAGCGCCCGAACTTCAGTTAGGAGATAACAATGTCAGCACGACGCAAAAAGAAAGTTACTCCTAAGAAGCAAATAAAGAGAATCCGTCGTCCAAGAACTGTAAAGACTTTTGAGCATACAAAGCTTGAGGTTTACGCTATTTGGCTCAATGAATATTACAAGTCGCTTAAAGACGCTGGTTTCCCGGAAGAGATTTGCCTAAGTTTGATTATGGACAAAGAGTCTTACCCAGCCTGGGTGAACTTTGAAATACCTAAGAATATTGACGCGAGTAAGTATCTTGATGAAGAGGATGAAGACTGATGGCAAATGGACAAGGCGGGTTTCGACCTGGCGCACCACAGAACAATCCAACACGAATCAACCCTATGGGCGGAGACGGACAATCTGGTAGAAACATAACCCAGCCATCCCGCTATATTCCAGGTCTCCCATATGGTCAGGGACAAGCGACAATGGAACAGCAACAGGGTGCACCTATGGCTGGTATGCCAGAGCCACGTCCTCAGCAAGTAGAGAATATTCCAATGCCATCGGGTATCGGGGAACTACAAGGGGATATGAATACACCAATTACGGAAGGTATCAACAATCTTCCGCCTGGTCTTTCTGGCGGGTTTTATCGCACACCGACTATTTCTGGAATTTTACAAGAAGTTTCTAAATACGACCCGACTGGTGACGTGGAATTAATCTACGCTCGATACTCTGATTACGGGTACTAATGCCAAGACGACTAGACCCTGTTGTTGGACAAGCAAACCCCAACCTTTATGCTGCAGCCATTCAGGCAAATTTGGCTCCGCAAGACCAAGCTTTTATGGAGCAGATGTCATTTACAGCCGTGCAAACAAAACGTCTAAGAGCTTTGCCGTTGAAACAAGCAAAGCGAGAATATTCTTCTTTGTCTAAAGAAGCAAAAGCCTGGATTGATTATTTATTTCCAGGTTCTGAGTTTGCAAAACCAGAACCAACTATGCTGGAAAAAGCAGTAGATGTTGCAAAAACTGGCGCGAAAGGTGTTTTATCTTTTATTGCTACTCCGGTTGTAAAGACATTTGAGTTAGCTGGTGAATATGGAAAGGCAATCAATACTCCGTATTCTGTTTTGCGTCAGGCTTATCAAAAAGATTTGATTGGCAAAGTTAGATTTGGAAGTCCTACTGCTACTAGCCAACAAGGTGTAGCTATGGGTGTTCCTAAAGACTCAAATGGCCTTTGGGCAAAAGCCTGGAAAGCCGGTTATAACGGCAAGAATCTTTATGATGATGGGGCCGTTGATGTAGCCAAAAAGAAATATGGCGATGTAAGGGTTTTTGTTGCACAAAAAATTTTAGAAGGTAAAAAACCTGGTGAAATTTTAGAAGAGTATGGACAAATAGACGACAAAATTAGTGCTGCTCTATCAGAAACATTGAATGACCCGACCAAATGGGGTCGAATTATTGAAGATGTTAAGTTTGCTCAAACATCCCCAGCCCGTGATATTGGAAGAATGCTGGAGCGAATTGATGTAAACAATGGAAGCCCACTCGGAAAGTTTATTGCTGGTACTGTTACTAGAGCAACGGGTGGTCAGCCAACATTAGACCAAGAAGAATACAAAAAGCAGATTAGAAAAGCAACGGGTTATTTTGATGCTATGTATCAAATAATGATTGACCCGTTGACCTATGTAACCGGCGGTACAACTAAAGCTCTTACTCCGGGTCAAAAGTTAGTAGAAAATCTAATACAGATTCAGGCTAGAACCGGTAGCCTTAAGTCTTCTATCAAAGAGTTGTTTGATACTACTCCAGAGATTAGAGAGCTTTGGGATGGTAAGCTTGGTAATCTTATTGAGAAACACGCCAATGCACCCACTAGGGGGGACAAGTTGGCGGTAGAACGACAAATCAAAGACGAGTTCCCTGCCTATGCAGACAGCAGAACAATCAAGTTATTTTCATCCAATGGGGTATTCAATGCAAACTCAGCTCAAGAATTTTTTGGTCAATTTGAAAATCTCGATTTGTTTATTTCTGGTCGTGTGGATGGGATTAGCTATTATCGTAACGGAATAGTTACTGCTCGAGACCAGCGGCAAATCACTCTTGGCATTGCTAGAGCTGCAGATGCAATATTCAATCCAAGTTCTAGAAACTTAGATGCAGCAGAAAGAGCCAGTAAGGTCAATAAGCTTGGTGGCGATACTGTAGGTATCCTAAAATCCCTAGGCGATGATGTCACGCAGGGTGTAAATGTCGAAGGACTGCAGCAAATTATAAAGCAGGAAGAAGACTACAAGGTTGGAATAAAGAGTCTTGTAATCCTAAGTAGACAAATAGCTAGAAATCCCGGCGGAAATCTAATCTTAACAGGTGAAGATGCTATCAAGACTGAAGGTAATTTCAGGCTTGTTGCACAACAACTCTTCGAAAGAGATATAGCAGACTTCGTTACTGATGTTTTTGTTGAGTCTTCTAGGGCTGAGCAGATTGTTATGCTGCGTAATCTATATGCCGGTGTAATGTACAAGATGGGTCTGCACGGTATTCCACGTGGCAATGAGATTATTGAAGAAGTTCTGAGTAAGACATTCAATAATAAGTCTGGTACCACTACTGCCGAGACTACAGAGATTACAGAAGAGTTTGCTAATGTAATCAATAAAAACATTATTAGAGATGAAGATGGACTTCTTTCTCTAGAAGCTCGAGGTATTATTCACCCTTCTCAAAGAGCAGAAGGTATTGCTCCATTGCCATATGAAAGAATTATTCAGGCAGTTGCTAGGGCTAGAATTACTAAGAATAATAAAAACATTCTAAAGATAGTAGATGGTGCTACACGAAATAAGCTTGTAGCAGAGCTTGTAAATGTATGGACCATCCTAACTCTTATCCCGCGCTTGGGTGTTCGCTCTGCTATTGATGAAGCTTTTTTCTATGCCTTCAATGCACCACTCGCAGATTTATATAATTATGCCTCTGGTATGGGTAGAAGAATTGGGGCGGTTACTACTGGTTATACCGGTTCATTGGGTGCCGTAGGTCCTATCAAGCAAGCATTCAATGCTTTGTTTAGAAAAGGCGGTCCAAGAAAAACCCTAAGTGGCGAGCAAAGAGCTGCAGCTATTCTTGAGATAGCAGAGAAAAAGGGTATTTCTGTAGAAGAAGTTACCCATATGATGATACGGGAAGAGATTGCTGACCGTATTATTGCTGTCTGGGGTAAAGATGAAACCATTAACTTTGATTATATAAAGCAAGCTTTAGTAAATAATGAACACTTCTTAACCTCAATGGCTAATTCTTTGGGTGCTAGAACATCTTTATCTGGCAGTTTTGATAGAGAAATTATGGACTCTATTTTTACTGTTAGTGTTCTTACTAAAGCGCTAAATGATGCAGAACTAAAAGCTGGTCGTAAGTTCCGCCCGCTATCAACCGAAGCTTTGAAAAAGGCAAATCCAAAGTGGTTGACACTTGCTCACTTTGATGCATTCTATCTTCGTTTTCCCGTCAACTCTATGGGTCTTCCAAATAATAGAACTGTCAATCCTGCGGTAGTGTTTTTTAGCCACAATGGACTAAGAACTGGAGAAGATTTTCTCAAAGCTAAAAGAGATATGCTTGAGGCAATTGGTGTTTCTTTCGATAAAACAACTGAAACCTATTTTATCAAAGACATTGAGTCAACCCAAAAGTTTATGAATGAATTTGGCGATAGTCTTTATTTCAAGAACAAGGGTCTAAAAGATGCAGACATTGCGGAAGCAATGGTTGATACAATGCTTTATGATATGCGCTATACGTTCCACGGAAGTGGCAATAAGTTCAACGAAAAGTTGATGACCCTTGTAAAAGATAGATATGAAGAGTTAGTCAAATTAGAAAAACAATCTAATAGAAAAATTCCTGGCAAATGGGAAAAGGCTGTAGCTAATCTACCATTTGAGGAATTTGAAAAGGCTACTGCTGGCTTTCAACCAAGAGGTAGAATCAATACCGCAATTGAATTTATAGGTGATGAGTTTCAAGAAAAAGAAACATTCCTAACCCTATTGTCTAAATTTGGCGAAAAGTCTATGGAGTTTATGGACCGTCAGGTTACCGGTATCTTCCGCCAACCAGCATTATCTATTACATATAGCAGGCTTCGTACTGGATATGCAAATCTTGAAAAGGAATTTGTAGACCAGCTTGTCGCTATTGAGGTTAAAAATGCTAAGGATGCTGCTAAAGGACAATGGAAAGTAGACGAAGACGCCGTTGCTCGTAATGCTGAAGCTAATGCAAAGAAGATTGCCCAGAAAAGATTTACTGAAATTGCTCTAAATGAAGCAGTTGAATCTATTCTCAAGTATGTAGATAACCCAAATGTTCGTAGCAACTTTACTCTATCGGTCCGAAACGTAGCCCGATTCTATAGAGCAACAGAAGATTTCTGGCGTCGCTATTACCGCCTTATGCGAGAGAAGCCACTACAGGTTATCTACCGTATGCGGCTAGCACATCAGGGGTTAGAGGCTAGAGGTGATATCTACACCGATGAGTTTGGTGAAGACTATCTGGTTATTCCCACAGATAGTATTATCAACGCAGCAGTAGAACCAGTTGTTAGACAACTAACTGGAAGTGACTTTGTTGTTCCGCAGTTCAATGATTTTACTCTCAAGCTTCGTATGGTCAACCCATCATTCTCGCCTGATGCTGGTGCTCCCGTCCTTAGCGGTCCTATTTCTGGCGCATTGTTAGTTCAGTTACGTAGTCTTTTAGGAAAACTTCCTGGTCAAGCTGGTATCTATGGAACCAAGGCCGGTGAGTTTATTGACAACTGGGCACTGGGAGATTTTGGCGACAATATAGATTTACCCAAAGCCCTTATTCCACTACAGCTTCAGAACATCTGGAAGATGATTCCAACCAAGGAACTTTCTCGGCAGGAAGCATCTGCACAGTATCAATCAATTGCTTATGTCCAGGCATTTGGAGACAAGAACTCAAGGCTTCCAGAGAATGCAACGCCAGAGCAGTTTCAGCAATTCTTGAGGTCTCATAGAATTGCAGTACATAACCTGCAATTTATTAGGGGTCTGTTTGGAATGTTTTCTCCAGTAACTCTCACCCCACGTGAGAGCAAGGGTGTTCCAGATTATTATAAAAATAATGGCCTGGTAACCCTGCGTCAGGAATTCTTTGACATACTCAATACAATAAACAAAGAAACATTTGGTACTGTATATGACCCATTCGAAGTAGCCCTTGCTATTTTCAATGGCAAGAATCCCGGCAAGACCGTATACACAATCAGTAGAAATGAACGCAAGGTTCAGTTTATTATTCAAAAGACCAATGAGGTGGTTGATTGGGCAATTGAGAATAAATCTTTTAGAGAAAAATACGGCGATGCAGCTTGGATATTTGCTCCGCAAATTGGTGAATACACACCAGATTCATTTAGTTATCTAGAAAGTCTTGATATTGTAGAAAAGCCTAGCTCAACAACTGTAGAAAAATACCTAGAAAAAATGCAAACATCGGTTGTAAAACAAAGGTATTTTGATATTGAGCGCAGGGAACGAGAAGCCCTATCAAAGAACTTTGTTATCTCTGACCGCAGAAGGATTATCTACGAGGCAACACGGGAAAGACAAGCGCTGCTTAATGCTTACCCTTTGCTCAAGGTTCAGCTTACTGAACAGGGTATAAGTGTTGCAGAAGAAGAACTGCTTCTTGAAAATGTTCAGGCAGCGTTGGTAGATAGAAGCACACCTATATCAGATATTCAAAGAAAAAAGGTATCCATTGCAGTAAAGCTGGTAAGAGATTTTATTTCTTTTGCTAATGATGAAGCTGCCAAAAGAGATACCAGTAATTTTGTCGAAGCTAAAAGAATGAGGAGAGAACAGATTGAATCTGTTATACAAGAAATGATGTTCTCTGATAACCAGATAAAGGAACTAAACCGAAAACTTTTGGGTCCAATACTTTCATTCTATTCCCGCGATGTATACCGAACAATTGGAGGTAGGTAGTGGCTACTCAACGTAAATCTCCAAAAGCGGTAGAAGAAGCAGATGTTCTTGTCAAGGGAAATGCTGGACGCGCCCTAACGCGAGAAGAGCAAACTATCTTTGACCTAAATCAAGAAACAGCTGAAAACAATCTTTCTCTTACTGTTGATAACAATGCCTGGCAAATAAGGGGTATTGGTGGAGAATACATTGCTCTTGTAGACAATGAAGGAAACTATGAAATAAATAC